AAATACAACAACTGATCCAATAACTACAGGCGGTTTAACTTTAACGAATATAGGAACAGGAGTTGTTAGATCAACAAATGGTGAGGTTGTAGGTACTTATGGATATGGTTTGGCGAATGGTGTTGCAACATTGGATTCAGGAGGTAAGATTCCTGCTGCCCAATTGCCATCTTCGGTAATGGAATATAAGGGTACATGGAATGCATCAACAAATACTCCAACTCTTGCTGATGGTACAGGTGATAATGGTGATGTTTATTTGGTAAATGTTGCAGGTTCACAGAACTTAGGATCAGGTACAATCTCATTTGCTGTAGGTGATTGGGTTGTATATAATGGAACGATTTGGCAAAAGTCTTTGAATAGCAATGCAGTTGCAAGTGTATTTGGCAGAACAGGAACAATAACTGCTCAGGAAGGTGATTATAATATTGATCAACTTGGGGATGTTGCAATAACATCTGCTGCTGCTAATGACTATTTAAGATACACAGGATCATCTTGGGTTAATACTCCTTTCCCTTCATTAATATCATCTGATAAACTTGTTCTTGCTGTTAGAAATAACTCAGGAGCAACAATAAACAAAGGTACTGTAGTTTATATAAATGGTGCAACAGCAGGTTATCCAACAATTGCAAAGGCTATTGCAACAGGTGATACAACATCTGCTCAAACAATTGGTTTAGTTCAGGATAATATTAGCAACAATTCTAATGGATATGTAGTTGCATATGGTCAAATAACAGGCATTGACACATCTGCATACACAGCAGGAACTCAACTTTATTTGTCACCTACAACTGCAGGTGGATTTACAAGCACAAAGCAATATGCTCCTAATCATCTGGTTTATGTTGGAGTTGTTACAACTCAGAATGCTGTAAATGGTGTGATTGAGGTTCGTATAGGAAACGGTTTTGAATTATCAGAATTGCACGATGTGAGTGCACAGACTCCATCAAATAAAGATGGTATATTTTATAATTCAACAACTGATCTTTGGGAAAGTAAAAGCATTGCAACTGTTTTGGGTTATACTCCTGAGCAGCCTTTGACTTTCTCTGCTCCTTTAAGCAGATCAACAAATACAGTTTCAATTCCTGTTGCAACATCATCAGCAAATGGTTATTTATCATCTACAGATTGGACAACTTTTAATAATAAGCAAAATGCTTTAAATAATCCTTTATATCAATTAGCAGACATTTCAGAGCCTACTTATTCAGGTTCAACATATAATGCAGCGACAACATCAGGATATTTAAGGGTAAGTGGTGCATCAGATTCAAGAACAACATTGATATTAAATGCATCAGGAAGTGTTGGCCCAATTCAGCAAGAATATAGTTATACAGGAAGTATAAGATGGAGAAATAAAACAGATTCATTAAATTGGACTAATTGGAGATATTTATTATATTCTGATGGGGCTGGGTATACTGATAGAATTGCATATTTTGCAACTGATACTCAAATAGCAGGATTATCAACCAACACATATCCATCATTAACAGAATTAAGTTATGTTAAGGGTGTTACATCTTCTATTCAGACTCAAATTAATTCTAAAATAGGTGGAAGTGGTAGTTCTGGTAATATTGCATTATTTGATGGAAATGCAACTTTAACAAGCAGTGATTTAAAGCAATTATCTTCTACTGCATTAACATTAAATAATCCATCAAATGTATGGCCAATAAGTTTTTCAAATGAAGCAGGAAGGTTTTTAATAAGGGGGGTAAATAATCAACCAACATTAATATTATATAGTGAGGCAGCATTTGGAACTGGTGATGAAATAGGTCAAATATGTTTAGGTGCTAAAGTTGGATCAACTACAAATAGTTTTGGAGGTGCCACAATTGATGGAGGTCTTGAAAATTCAACTAATGGTAGCGGTTATTTAAGATTTCGAACATATACATCAGCAGGTGTAGAAACTACTGCTTTAACATTAAATAGCTCTCAAGCTGCTATATTTACTTCTACAATTACTGCTTCAATAAATGCACTTACAACTACTGCAACTGCATTTGTTGTAAGCGATAGTGGAACACTAAAATCAAGAACTGCTGCTGAAATTAGAAGTGATATAGGAGCACAGGCTGTTTTAACTAATCCTGTAACAGGAACAGGTACAACAAATACATTACCAAAATTTACAGGGACAAGTACTATCGGAAATAGTTTATTTAGTGATGATGGCACTAATGGTGCTTTTGGTGGTACTAATTATAGTTCTGGTACAAGCGTAAGAACATTTAATATATCTTCTCCATTATATGCAGGATTAGCATTTTGGACAAATAATGTAAATGCAGGAAGTATATTTTCTTATGGTGTAACTGGTAATTTAATTTTGAATGCTGATCCGACAAATGTTTATGCTGATTCAACTTTATCATTAAATGTTGATGATATAGCAATTGCAACTTTCAAAGAAACTGGAATTACATTTACAAGATCGTTATCAGGTACAAGTTCATCATTAAGTTCAACATCAACTGCAACGGCATTTATACCAACTGGATCAACAATACCTACAAATGGTATGTATAGAAGTGCTGCGAATAATCTTGATTTTTCAACAAATTCTACAAGGGCATTTAACATTGGATCATCACAACAATCTACATTTTTCGGTACTGTATATGTAGGTACAACTAATAATGGTCAAGCAGGTACTATCTATTTAGATTCATTTGAAGGATTTAATACAAGCATTTATTTTAATAGTTATGGAAGCAATTTCGCTCAATTAACTACAAATGGTCCAGGTTATTTTAATTTAAAAACAAGCAATGGAACGTCATTGATTGATGCATTTCATGTGAACATTGATGGAAATATTTTATACCCAAAAAATAATTCAAGAATATTTGGTGTTGCAAAAAGCGATGCAGGAAATAATAATGGTGGAAATCTGACAATCAAAGCAGGTGGTGGTGTTGGAAGTGGCACAAGCGGTGATCTTTATTTAGGTGCAGGTAACGGAGGTGCGACAAATGGTAAAATACAATTTGGTCTTGCCCAGTCAACAAATAACAACACTGCTGGATTAGCAAGTACGTACATGACATTAACAAATGGCGGTGATTTGTATTTAGGAAATACATCATTTACATCACCAAATGGTGCTGATAGATTTATGGGGATTTATGGGGGTCAAGATTGTAGTTTGATTTTACAAGATGCAGTTCAAACATGGGAATTGTATGTCAATGATGATTTTTATGTCACAGCAGGATCTACATCAAGATTACAAATTGATAGAACAACAGGAAATACAACATTAACAGGAACAGCAGGGGCGATCAATACTGACATGGGTAATGGCGATATATTGACACTTTATGGTGGAACAATATCATCTGCAAATAGTGGTATCGGTATTGGATTCACAAGAGCAGGAAGTCAACTTGGTTATATAAAAGCAGCAAGAGAAAATACAACAAATGAAGCATCATATCTTGCATTTGCAACTCAAACAAGTGCAGGAGCACATCCTGAAAGATTAAGAATAACAAGCACAGGAATGTTGAGGCATATTAATGCAAGTGTGAATGCAGAATTACATCATAGTGGTAGTATAACAATTTCTGCATCTGGTGGCACAGCGACCATAACTTTAAAAAATGGAAGTTTAATATTTATAAGTGAGAATAACACAGGTACAGGAGCATTATTTTATGCAGGTTATTCGAGTGCTACTGTAGTAAAAATTGCTGATCCATCAGATATATTTGCTGTAAGTGATACTGCTAACAAAATATGTCTATACAAAAGTGCAAATACTGATCAGGCAACAATAAAAAATAATAGATCAAATACAAATTTTACAGTTTATTCAATAAACAATTCAGATTAATATGATAAATTATTCATGGATAATTCCAGAAAATGCTTTTCAGGTATTACAAAATGAAAATGGATTATTTAATGTTATTAAATATATAAAATGGATTAGGTGTGCAGAAGATATAGATAATGATATTATATATCAATCAGAGTATTCAAGCATATATGGTTGCCCTGATCCTAATGCTGATAACTATATTATATATGAAAATCTTACAGAGGAAATAGTTGTATCATGGTTGGAAAGCGGTTTAAATATGGAGAGAATTGATGGAGCATTAGCTAAAGATATTGCTAATCAAAAACTTCCTAAAACAGAAATTTTACCAAATCCTTTTTAATATATACATTTGTATAAATTAAAAATTATGACTAACAAAGACTTAATTATCACAGCCAATCTATTGGCAGCTAACATGGGCGATCAAACTACCAAAACCCAAAAGAAACTTAGAAAGATTTATGACAAGATTAAACCTCTAATTGATTCCTATCAGGAGCAGCTTGAGGAATTAAGATTGGACAATGCATCTGTGGATGATAAAGGAAACTTAATATTGGATGAAAAGGGTGCTTATAAGTTTTCAAAAGATGCTATTAAGAAACTCAATCAGCAGATCAAAGAATTGTCAGAAAAAGAAATTGAATTTAAACCTATTGAGGTACTCAACCCAGAAGGTTTAGAAATTCATGTGTATTTGCAGGGATGGCTAACAGGAGTTGAATTTAAGCAAGATGAGGAATCTGTTGATCTGTAGCCTGTTCTTAACAGGATGCCTTTCTGAGAGAAAACTTGCGGAAACCTGTGCAGAAAAATTCCCTGTCAAAGAGGAAATAAAAGAGGTTTTAATCATTGATACAGTACAATCTTTGCCAGATACTGTTGTAGTTCATTTTAAGGACTCAAATTTCACTTTTGTCTGCCCTCCTGTACAAACTATCACCAAAACAAAAGAGGTCGTTAAAACTCAGGAAAATACTGCTAAAATTGAATCCTTAAAAAAGGTACATCAAAAAGAGATGGAAACCTATATTAAGGATTTTGAGATGCATGAGCAAAACCACAATAAAGAGATAGAGAAGTTAAAGAAAGATTTAATCAACTCTCAAGAGAAGGTTGATAGTTTGCGGAAATTCAAACGGTGGTTTTACATTTTAGTGCTTAGTTTAATTGCTATTTTTGCAATTCGTAATAGGTGGTTAAGATTCCCTCTGTAAGTACAGGGGGTTTCTTTTTTAAAGTGTAATCTGTTGCACTTTATTCGGAATTATGCCGAATTAACCATGAAAATTCAACATAAAGTGTTATAAAATGCACATTAATTCGACTTATTATCCTTTATAAGATACATTGTAGCTCATATTTCCTATTTTTTGAGCTACAAATGAGCCGAATATGAGCCACAATCGGCTCAAAATAAATTTTGCAGATTATAAAAAAGGGTTTATATTCGCAATCTAAACCACTTATTTATGCAATTAAAACACATCAAATCCGATGTTTACCACCTGATTGGTGGCGATTACATCAATTGTTTCCTCACAGAACGAGAACTTCTCAGATTAATTAAAGACAATGACATTGCCGATGTTTACAAAACAGCAATCGGTTGGTTTGTCAATCACGATCTTGGTCAACTTCCGTTTCATCACTACCTTAAAGTTATTTCACAAAATGCATTGGATTCTCTTTGTATAATTTTAAACAATGGCATATATGAAAACCAATAGACTTTACATTCCTGTTTCAGCACAGGAATACATTCAAAATCAATTTAAAGACAAAGTAACATTTGAAGTGCAAACAGAAAATACTGTTGCTGCTATATTTGAAGATGAATTAACTTCATTAGATATAACAGACATATTTTTTGCAGGTGCTTTTTGGGGCATTAATAAATCACTTAAAACAACATAAAATGCAAACAGTAAAAATCAAAGGCAAAGACTATGTACCTGTTCATGAGAGAATCAAATGGCTCAATGAAAATTATGAGTACAATATTCAATCAGATTATCAGTATTATTCAGAACGTAAAATGTGGGTAGTCAAAGCGACTCTGACAATTCATGGAGCTGAAAGAGATTACATTTATACAGGACTTGCACAGGAAATTGAATCAGATAATTACAGAGAAGTAAATCACACATCTGCTCTGGAAAATGCAGAAACTTCTGCTGTAGGTAGAGCCTGTGCAATGGCTAACATTGGGATAGATACAGGCATTGCATCTGCCGATGAAGTCCAGAAGGCAATCAATAGAGTTGAGGAAATAGATGAGGAAGGCAGACTTTATCTGCTCACCTTACTCGAAAATACAACCTATGAGGAAAGACAAAAGGAACAATTAGCAGTTAGGATTAGTAACATAAAGACTCAGGCTGAATATGACAAAGCACTTTCAAATCTTCAAATGAATCAGATTCAGGACAAAGACAGAATAAGCATGGGTTTAAATTACTCGCAAACAGACATCAAAAAAACAATTAAGAATGTTAGAGAAGTACAATGAGCACTACCAAAGGATGATCAAATATCTTGAGCAGCCTATGCCAAAAGAAATAGAGGAACTGATTGAGAGATTAAATAACCTGACAATTTTAATGACAAGATCAGGGCAGTACCTGACTGAATGCCAATATAAAATTGATGAGGTTATTGACATCGAATGCAAAGTCAACCTTGAACTATTGGATAAATTCTCAGCATCAACCTTTAATATGATGATAAAGGCTAAGGCAAAGGATTGGAATAGGTTAAAAATAGGATTTGAAAGATGCAACTCAGCATCTGTTCATCAGATAGATGCCATCAGAACTTTAATTTCATACGAAAAAGCAAAAATGCAAATTTTATGAACTCTTATCAGCAACTCCCCCCACAGGAAAGAATGGTCATTGTTGCTAAAATCTACCATCACATCTGGTATTCAGAGGATAGATATAATGAACTAATGACTATTTTAGAAGATTGGGATCAGAATCCCACAAAAGAGGCTAAATTTTTAAATGACATAACAAATGGAACAGAACTCAAAGAATCAGAACTTTGCTAAGGGTATTTATTTGACAAAGAAACAAGGTAAAAACGGAGAATTTCTCGAACTCGCAATCAAAGATGCAGAATCATACAAAAAGTATGTTTGTTTTTTATCTAAAAAAAAGGACAAATACGGGAATGATTTCTATGTTATCTATGACAAGATTAAAGAAAATCAAACAAAACCAGAATCAGATTTACCATTTTAAAACCAAAGCATGAAAAATATAGATGAAATGAGGATTAATTCAAATATCCTTAAAAATGAGAAAGGGACAGCTATAGTAACAAGAAACACAATCCTGAATATGATCAATGATTTTAACCACATGATCAAATCCAATGAGGATAGTGTCAGGAAACTGCAAAGATTATTGGAGCATTATCCATTGACTAAAAAGGTTGAAGTATTTAAGCATAAACCTGCTGATGAGATTATTGCAACTGTCAATCATGTTTTTGATACTGACTGTAGATTAAAAACAAGACACAGGAGAGTCACAGATGCGAGGCATTGTGTCTGTAGTTTACTAAGGACATATACTGATTTATCACATAAAGAGATTGGAGAGTATCTGTCAACCTTTGCAGATCATACAACTGTTATCAGTTCTGTAAAGAAATGCAAAAGTCTTTTAGAGGTGGATGATGTGTTTAAAAATAAGTATAACCAATGCAAAGAAATAATTGAAGGTAGATTGAAAATAAATCAGTAATTTTGTTTTATGAAGGAGGCAGCCTTCTATATGAACATACTACATTCCCTGATGGGTGCGGAACTGCCTTTCCAATCCCTTCAGGGATTTTAATTTTATGGCAAAAGACCCTGCAGTATTATTCTATACAAGTGATTTTTTGAGTGGCACATTCTCAATGACTAATGAGGAGGTAGGTATGTACATTAGATTATTATGTTTACAACATCAAAAAGGTAAATTGACAGAAAAGGATATGCTAAGCATATGCAAAGCATATGTTCAGGATGTGTATGATAAATTTGAATTAATTGATGGTTGTTATGTAAACAAGCGAATGCATGATGAATCACAAAAAAGATCAAATTATACCAATTCAAGGCGAAATAATGCTAAAAACAAGCATATGGTTGAGCATATGCATGAGCATATGCATGAGCATATGCAACAGCATATGCCTAAGCATATGGAAAATGAAAATGAAAATGAAAATATAAATAGAATTAAAAATAAAAAATGTATTAAGCCGACAATTTCAGAAGTTGAGGATTACTTTCTTGAGAAGGGAAGCACAGTCGAAAAAGCAAAACAGGCATTCGATTACTATGATGTGGCAGATTGGAAAGACTCAAAGGGGAAACCTGTAAAAAATTGGAAACAAAAAATGTTGGCGGTTTGGATAAATAACTCTAATTTTAACAATAACTTTAAATCACCTAAAACGAAAATTGAGAAATATGCAGAATGGTATAACAAACTCACAGCTAATCTCAGCAGCGAAAAAGACAGCGAGGTTAGCGGATTCATCAACTGAGGATATTTATGAAATTCTAACACAATCCATGATCCTTTTAGGTATTAAGGATGACAGGTTGCCTTCTGAATTTGAAATGAAGTACATGGCAAGAATGATGAAGGTTGATTATGCTAATTTACCAATAGGAGAGTTTAAGTTGGCATTTGATCTGATGATTAAAAACAAGTTAGATGAAAACCCTGAAACATATCAGAACTTTTCAGCTTTATATCTTTCCAGATTAATGACATCATATGCGAGATGGGCATACAAACACTATGTAGAGGAAAAACCAGAGCCACAGAAACAATTGGATGCACCAAAGATTTCTGATGATGAGATTTTAAATACAAGTTTAGAGATTTACAAAAAGAACAAAGATTGGAATCATATTTTCATGGGTATGAGATGTTTCAATATTATCCACAAAAGAGGTCACGTTACCGATTTTGAGGGTACATTGAAAAGAACAGAGGAGGCAATCAGAAAGCAGTACCAATATGCATCTCACAAAGAACGCAAAGAAATGAACGAGTTTTTAGAGGATGATGAGCAAATGGAGTTAGCCTGTAGGCGAATGGCAGTTGCAGAATATTTCAATAAATTAATCTAACTTTATGAAGTGTAAACATTGTTTTAAATTTTATACAGTTACGATCCATAATGGCAAAACAGGTAAGACAGACTGCCCACATTGCGGAATCATCCAAAGAGCTGACTGCATCAGACCTAACAAAATGGGCGAAGGCAGAAGGCGAAAGATTGGGAATGAGGCTGAACAGAGTCAACAATATACCTGTCAGGAGGAGAAAGGGAACAATAGAGAAAGGATGGGCAGACTTGCAAGGATATAATCAATTAGGATTATATGTTGCAATAGAGGTTAAAAAAATAGGGGATAGATTAAGCAAAGAACAAATTGAAAGACTGAACGATGTTATTGATTGCGGAGGGATAGCATATATCTGTACACAGCAAGGGTTTAATCCAATTTTGAACAAATGGACAAAAACGGAATATTAACTGAGCTGTGGAATAGCGATGAGGTGAATCAGGCTATTAAAAAAATGCATCCTGTGGAGTTGCAGGATGATTTGAAAAGTGAGGTTTTTCTGATTTTGGCTGAACTTGAAGATCAGAAAGTTATTGAGTTATATGAAAGAAAACAGATCAGATTTTACATGGTAAGGATCATGCTGAATCTGGTTCAGTCAACAGATAAAAAGTTCTTTAAAAAATATAGGGATTTTGTAGAGTGGCAACCAATAGAAAAGATTGATGAGGTGGAGGTTGATGTTTCAGAAAATGTGATGCAGCATTTGGATGGACTTTATTGGTATCAAAAGGAAATTTTAAGGCTCTATGCATTTGAATTTAAATGTAACGCAAAGGAGCTAAGTAGACAGACAGGTATTCCATATATGAGTATAATAAGAACTTTAAATCAGACTAAAAATGAACTCAAAAAACTCATTAGAAAATAATATTATTGAAATTAAAAAACCAATGACAGCAGTTGAATGGTTATCAGATAAAATATCAGATATATTAATGTTTTTACCTAACAATAAAATTAAAGATATTGTAAATGCCATTGATGTAGCCAAAAACATGGAGCAGCACCAATTAACTGCAATGTATGAAATGGGTGCTTGTCACATGAGTGAATTAGGTACAGAGGAATTTTATAAAAAATTAAGTCAAATATGATAATAGTCGCAGCCTTAATGTTCGCAATATTCTTTGTTGAAATACATAGATTTGATCAGAAATGGAAATTAGATTTTAAACCTTTCAACTGTGCGAGTTGCTTGGCAGCATGGATTGCCTTAGCATTATATTTTCTGCCTGTACAGATTACTGAGATCATGGCATATATGTTTACTGCAGGGTCACTTGCACCAATAATGAGAATGCTATTCCTAAAACTTTATAAAATTCTATCATGAAACAAGAACACAAAGATTACCTTGAGGAACATATAGGAAATTTTCATACAGTCCAAAATGGGTATGTAAGAAATTTAGATATTCAATTACTAAATATGTATGAGCATATCTATAAATTGTATCTTGATCCAAACTTTGTTTTAACAAAATGGTGCAGCAGTTGCGTTATGGATATGCTGAAAAGATTATATGCATATTATTTAAATTTGCCACAGGAGCAAATTCAGGATTTGCCACTTGTACAAGAATCTGTACAAGAGCCTGTACAAGAACAACCTAAAAAGAGAGGCAGACCCAAAAAATGAGAATACTTGCAATAACCTCAAAATTTTCAGGTGTAGGGTATCACAGGATAATGCTCCCTTTGGTACACATGAAGAAAGATTATTGTCTGGTTACTGACACACTAAGTGAGGAAATAGTCAGTCAGGGATTTGATATATTTGTTATGAATAGGTTCTTGGCTGATATAAATATTCAGCAGATCATTGATTGGAGGAATAAATATGGTTTTAAATTAGTGGTTGACAATGATGATTATTGGCAACTTGATCCAACTCATATTCTTTATTCGAGATACGAGGCAAACAACATAACAGACAAAATCCTACAGTATATTAAGATTGCTGATTTATGCACTTGCACTCATGAAAGACTTGCAGATGCTATTTACCAATATAACCAGAATGTAGAGATTTTGCCTAATGCTTTGCCTTACGGAGAGGAGCAGTTTCTGGACAATAAAATAGAATCAGATAAACTCAGGCTTTTTTGGTCAGGATCAGGAACACATGAGAAAGATTTAAAGATCATTAAAGAGCCTGTAAAGAGATTGATCGGAGAGAATGTTAAAATGGTCATTGCAGGGTATAATGAAAGCGAGGGTGAAATCTGGAATAATATGTGCTATTATTTTTCAGCAGGTAGGAAACTTGACACACACATTTACAGATATTCGCCTATTGAGAGATACATGGCTGCCTATGCTGATTCTGATGTGAGTTTGATCCCTTTGGTTGAATCAAAGTTTAACGGAATGAAAAGTAATCTCAAGGTTCTGGAAACAGCAGCAAAGAAAAATCCTGCTATTGTTAGTGATGTTGATCCATATAAAAACCTGCCTGTCTTATACGTAAAAAAGCAATCTGATTGGTATAAGCATATAAAGGATTTGTTAAACGATCCGCAAATGCGAGTTGAGTTAGGTCAGCAGCTTTTTGATTTCTGTCAAAAGAATTACAATTTCAAAGAGATAAATATCAAAAGAAACAGCATTTATAGTAAACTGCTCTAAATGCCTGTTATTAAATGCTCCAACGGAAAATACAGAATTGGTAACGGATCATGTATTTATGACACAGAGAAAAAGGCTGAGGAGGTATGGAGAGCAATTTTAGCATCTGGGGCATATGCAGCAGATGAAAAGAAAGTCAGCTATGATTATGATGACACTCTGAATACTAAAAGAGGTCAAGAACTTGCAAAAAGAGATATTTCAGAAGGTAAGACAGTATACATAGTTACCAGAAGGCATAGAAGTCAGGAGGTTTTAGATTTAGCAAAAGAATTAGGCATCCCAGAATCCAGAGTTATTTTCACAAATGGTGCAATGAAATGGGGTGTTATTAAACATCTTGGCATCGGTACACATCATGACAATAATCAGAATGAATTAAATCTCATTAAACGCAATACAGAGGCTAAGGCTTTGAAGTTTGCTGAATCTTACAACGATTATCCAGAGGCAGCAGTAAACAATGCTAAAAGAGCCTTAAAATGGGCAGAGGAAAATGGATGGGGATCATGTGGGGAGCAAACAGGAAAATTAAGAGCATCCATGTTAGCCAATAGAGAAAATCTAACGAGAGATACCATTGCGAGAATGGCATCATTCAAAAGACATCAACAACATAAAGATGTGCCATATTCAGAAGGTTGCGGAGGTTTAATGTGGGATGCATGGGGTGGCGATGCAGGTATCGAATGGGCAATCAGAAAACTTAAAGAAATTGATAATGGATAAAAATAGTATAGGGATGTGCTTTGCCACAATCCTCACAAATATATTTGCAAATGTTACCCTGAGTGAAATGGGCAACTTAGTTACAATCGGAGTGGGTTTAACAACAATAGTTTATAATCTATACAAGATTAAACACGAAAAAAAGAAATGAGGCAATTTTTTACAGAAGATAATAACAGATTAAGCATGAAGCGATTGTGCGGATTTCTCTGCACAGTCAGTCTTTGTGCTGAGTTATTTCACAGAGGTGGGGATGTTTTGGTTACTTCAATTGCCTTTATTGGTGCAGGATATTTAGGTCTTACAACAGCAGAGAAAATATTTAAGAAATGAAACTGAGTGAACATCTTGAATTGGCTGAGGTCATCAGGAGTGAATCAGCTAAACGGAGAGGCATTTCAAATATGCCAACTGAGGAACATATTGCTAATCTTAAAAAGTTGGCAGAAAATGTTTTTGAACCTATACGTGCAAATTTCAGGCAGCCTATACGTATAAGTTCAGGTTATAGGAGTCAATCATTAAATGCAGCTATTGGAGGTGCAACAAACTCACAGCATAGTACAGGTGAGGCAATTGATATTGATATGCAAGGCACTTCATTAACGAATAAAGAAATTTTTAATTTTATAAAAAATAAACTTAACTTTGATCAACTCATTTACGAATTTGGGAATAATACAGAGCCTGATTGGGTTCATGTTAGTTACAAATCAAATGGGCAGCAGAGGAAACAGGTATTGAAAGCCATAAAGGAAAATGGCAAAACAAAATATATACCTTATGCCGACAAAACGTAGGCGGTTATTTTTTGACATAGAAACATCACCCAATTTGGGTTTGTTTTGGTCAGCAGGTTATAAGCAGCAGATTGATTATTCGAACATAATAAAAGAAAGATCAATTATTTGCATTTGTTATAAGTGGGAGGAGGAGAAACAAGTTTATGGATTGAATTGGGATAAAAAGCAGGATGACAAAAAAATGCTGCAACAGTTCATTGAGGTAGCTAATCAGGCAACTGAATTAGTTGGACACAATGGTGACAGATTTGATCTGGCATGGATTAGGACAAGATGTTTGTATCATGGTATTGATATGTTCCCAACATATACAACTATTGATACATTAAAGGTTGCGAGATCAAAGTTTAGATTTAATTCGAATAGACTCAATTACATTGCGAGTTATTTGGGGATAGGGAAAAAGATAAAGACTGAGTTTGATTTGTGGAAATCAATACTTTTGGATAATGATCCTATAGCAATGGAAAAGATGTTAAAGTATTGCAAACAGGATGTGGTACTTTTAGAAAAGGTTTTTAAGCATTTGAATAACCATATTGAGCCCAAAAGTCATTATGGTGTTATTTTTGGTTCTGATAGAGGTAGCTGCCCTGAATGTGGATCAGATGATCTAATTATTCAGCAGAGAAAAACAACAGCATCAGGAGTTAAGAAAATAATTTATCAATGTAAAACTTGTTTTAAATTCCACAGAAAAACTGATAAATAATGATACCTAAAAAAATAATTAAAATGAGTATAGAGGAACAGGAAGTATACCTAATTAAGAAAATGCAGGAGTTGTACAAAAAAGAGGAAATTTACAGGAGGGCACTTGCAAGAGTTAGAGGGAATCATAAAATAGATTTGTCAGAATTGGAAAGACCAGATTTATTGGAAATGAAAAGTGAACAGAATTAAGGTAAAATATCGCAAACTTGGCAAACATAAAGTCTGGGGATTCTCAGACAGTTCTGGTTTTGTTGAGTTAGATGCAACTCTCAAAGGGAAAAAGGCATTAGAGATATTAGTCCATGAGTGTCTGCACTTACTTTATCCTGCTGACACAGAGGAGGAAATTGTAAATAAAAGTATAACTTTGACAAATACTCTTTGGCATGAAAAGTATAGAAAGATAGATGACAAAGAGGACATCCCAATGCAAGATGGCTCACTATGAAAAAACATACACAGATATACATGAAATATTTCGGATATGGAGTTGATGATTTCATTGGCTGTGAAGTATGCGGTAACAAAGCTGTTGACATTCATCATATTGATTGCAGGGGTATGGGTGGCTCAAAAGATAAAGACACGATCCAAAATTTAATGGCAATGTGTAGGATGTGTCATGAGAAATATGGGGACAAGAAAACATACACAGAACTGCTCAAAGAAACACACGAAAGATTTATAGAAATATATGGCAAAATGTACTGACAAAGAATTTCTGGAAACAGAATTAAAAATGGGGATTAGTTTAGATAATCCTGCATTCATGGAGTTGGCAAAAAATACTGTTGCTCAATTAAATGGATATGGATCAAAGATTCTGGATTATGGCTGTGGAGTTGGAGCATATTCAAAGGCAGCTATTGAGCATGGTTTTGAGGTTTATGCATTCGAGAAGTTCAAGGCTCACAAAGATTATTTAAAGGTAAATTTACCTGAATTAAAGGTAGTAAATAAACTACCAAAAACAGATATATTAATGTTTATTGAAACAGCAGAACATATGACTGATGATGAAATAAAAGGCATTTTTCAGCATATAAACCCAATATGGATTCTGTTTAGCAGTACAAGTGAAAAGACTGCCAATGATGAAATGTGGGGACATATAAACGTAAAAGAACAAAAAGAGTGGGATGATTTCTTTTTTAAGTTAGGGTACAGAATACACAAAAACGTACCACTCCCAACTGAATGGTCAAAGATTTATCAATTAATGTAAGATGAAAAAAGGATCACAGGAAAAAATAAAGGTTTCATTTGGCAAACGTAAAAAGGGGAAGGCAAAAAGAGCCTTTAACAAACATGACAGAAAAGAAAGAACATACAGGGGACAAGGTAGGTAGACCCACTAAGTACAAAGAGGAGTTCTGCAATATGCTAATTGAGCACATGGCAGAGGGTTATTCCTTTGATTCATTTGCAGGAATTGTAGAGGTTCACATTGATACTTTATACGAATGGGCGAAGGTGCACAAAGAATTTTCCGATGCCAAACATATAGGGACTGCAAAATCAATGGCATGGTGGGAAAAGGTTGGGCGAATGGGGATGATAAATGAGATACCATTTTTCAATGATAGGATATGGAGGCTGAACATGATCAACAGATTCAGGACTCAATGGTCAGATGGTACAAAGAATGAAAACAACGATAAAGTAAAAACTGAAATAGTTGTCAAATACGGAAATAAACCAGATAGACCTGTGGCTGCCGATAGCACATCAGACTCAACAGAAAGTTCTGGACTGTGATGCAAGGTTCATTGTTTTAATGTGTGGTCGAAGGTGGGGCAAAAGTGTAATCAGTCAATCATTAGCAATTGAGAATGCCCTTCATGGCAAACTTGTAGCTTATATTACTCCGACATATGGGTTAGCAAAAATTTTTTATGATCAAATAGGAAACAGATTAGATGCTGTTGTTGCATCAGGTAACAAATCAGATTTAGTCTTTAACTTTTTCTCAGGTGGATCAATCAGGTTCTTTACAGGAGAAAGATTAGATAATCTCAGAGGTCAGAGTTTCCACATGGCAATCATTGATGAGGCATCATACATTCCGAACCTTGAACATGGTTGGCTGAATGCCATCAGACCTACCTTAACAGACTTCAAAGGAAGGGCAATATTCCTGTCAACTCCCAAAGGGCAGAATTACTTTTATTCCCTGTACATGAAGTCAGGAGAAAAGGGTTGGCAAAGTTTTAAGTTTACAACATATGATAACCCACACATATCCCCCGATGAAATAGATGACGCAAGAACCCAACTGCCCTCTGCTGTATTCGAACAGGAGTATATGGCGAACCCAATGGAAAATGCCTCAAATCCATTTGGCAGTCAGTTCATAAAGCAATGCACAAAACCAATGAGTGCCTCTGAGCCTCTTTATTTTGGCATAGATTTGGCGAAGTCTGTGGATTGGACTGTTATCATTGGTTTAGATCAAAATGGCAATGTTAGCCTTCTAAAACGTTTCCAGAGGGATTGGGGCAGCACTAAACAGGAAATCCTAAATCTACCCAGAAAACCAATAGTCATTGACTCCACAGGTGTGGGTGATCCTATTTATGAAGATTTACTTAGGCAAGGGATTAATATTCAAGGAGTTAAGTTTACAAGTCAATCCAAACAGCAACTGATGATGGGGTTACAGACTGCCATACAAACAGGCAGGATCGGTTTCCCTGAGGGGATCATTACTCAGGAGTTAGAAATCTTTGAGTACCAATATACTCCGACAGGGGTTAAATATTCTGCACCATCTGGTTTCCATGATGATTGCGTTATGGCTCTTGCTCTTGCATGGCATAATATGAATTTCAAAGCAGGTTCTGGGAAATATAGTTTCCTTTAAAAAAAAGTTTAAAAAATATTTGGTGGATATAAAAAAAGGTTTATCTTTAATGTACAAATAAAACCACTTATTATGAAACAAGACAATTTTTACAAGTATTTCCCAACTGCAGAAGAGGTAGCTAAATTTGAAGAGCATTGCAGGTATGAAGATGATCAGTACAGAAAGAATGCTGATTATCGGATGCAAAATTATTACAATTGTGTAGATGATTATTCATGGGGAGGGATTTGTGATCAAATAGCAGATCGAGCAAAGAGAGAAAGAGATGCTGATTTGAGTTTATTAAAGGAGCAATTAAAACTTGGAAAAGCTATTTCTGATCAACAGCATTGTTCGATTCTGGTTGATGCCGAAACTAAACAAATAGTTTCAGATAGGATCGTAAAAGGTAAATTTGGTGATTGTTGGATCATAAAGAATGGCAATGATGTTAAATTTGTCAGTGTTGCAAAAAAGCAATCTACCTATCAGAAAAAAGGGTATTTAGTTTTCACTAAACGTTATCATTTTGAGTATTATGGATATTTTTCAAAAGGGGTAAAGATTCAATTAAGAATCATTAAAACTGATATTTTAGAGGAATTGCCAGAATATCAAAGCACTTATCTTTCTCAGGATTTATACTTTGCAATTAAAAATAAAGAGCATGAAATGCAGGATCAAATTCCTGCTTAATTTTTTGGTTTATTTAAAAATATGTTTATCTTTGTTATATAAAAACAACGTTATGAAAAAAATCACTTTAGCGACAATCAAAAGTTTCCTCAAGAAAAACGAAGGCAAAATCTTCATCAAAACTAAATCAGACTTCAATGGTCATACTGACTGTGTCGAACAGGTTCAGGATCATTTCAAATTGGCAAAGCAGGTTGAAAACTCCAAATATACTTTGGGAGTTGGTGGGGCATGGTTTGTGGGAAGTTCAAGAGATAGATTTGAAAACTTCGAGAATGAGATTTACTCAGGATATGAAGTCTGGAATTGCTGCGGAAGTTTCATCATTGCAAAACCTAAAAACTAATAAAATGAAAAAGGAAAACTTAAACTTACTTTTAGCTTTATTGATCGGTGCAATCATTATTGGTTTACTTCAAGATAATTACTGTTTATGACTCCAAAAGAAAAAGCAAAACAAATTGTTGATGAATTACAATTTGCGATTATTGAAAGAAATGGAATATTATATTCTGGTATAAAAAAAGATGTAGCAATTGAAGCCTCAAAAATAGTGATAACCAATATTTTAAGAGAAGAAATATCTTTAACATATACAATTTATTGGGATAATGTAATTAAAGAAATAGAAAAATTATGATTACGAATTTTGAAAATGAAACCTGCCCTCTTTCTGATGATGAAAAGCAATTCGTGCCTTTGATCATTCAGGGACTATCAACCAAAACAAAAGACAATCCTATTAAGTCAGACTCCATCTGTGAGAAGTTAAATGAGAAGTACAATTACGGATGCAAGATGACAGGAGCAAGGCTAAGAAAGATCACAAACTTTATCAGGAGTGAAGGCATCCTGCCTGTGATAGCAACCTCAAATGGGTACTATTGCAGTTATGATAAAAGAGAGATTGAGGATCAGATTAAGAGCCTATATGAAAGAGCAGAGGCAATCACAAAAAGTGCAGATGGTTTAAAAAAGTTTTTAAATAATTAAAACATTTGTTTATATTTGTAAAAACCACTTATTATGAAAATAGAATTAATTAAAGAAATCGACATTCATGGAAAAACTTGGTATTACATTACAAAAGACGGAGAATACCAGAGCGGAACTACAACATGGAATTTAGAAGAGGCGGAATTAAAATTTACCGCAATTTCCGAAAATCGACAGTCGACAAAGGAAGTAATCAAACAAATAGAGATATGATCGGTGAACTACTAAGGAAAACAAGACAAGAGCAAAACTTAACCCAGAAACAATTGGCTGAGAAATCAGGCATCAGCTTTGTTTCAATAAACCGAATTGAAAATGGCAACCCACCCAGACTTTCAGTCATCACAAAAATCTTCTCAGCAATGGGCAAAGAGGTATCAATCAACATTACTGACTCAACTCAAGTGGTTGATTAAGGTGATTTGGTTTCCTATATCTTTATTGATATGTTTCCCAATTGTTGCTATTGCATTATATTATGCATTTACAGAATGGTATGATAAAATTCATTACTAATGACATGGCAGGATATTAACGTATTTCAATTTCAGCAGATAGTAAAAGCAAGGGAGGAAAAAGACTCTATTGAAAGGGATAGCAAATTAATTGCAATCATCAATGGATGGGGAGAAATGCAGGTTGATTCTTTAACTGTTGAAGATTATAATAAAGAAAGAGCAAAGCTAAAATTTCTGGATGAAGATATAACAGGAAATCCTGTTAATTATATAAACATAAATAAACATAGGTATCAATGCATATATGATGTAAGAAAAATAAATGCAGCCAGATATATTGAGAGTAAAACATTTTCACAGGAACTTGTACCTAACCTTCATAAAATTGCAGCATCATTAGTTCATCCAATGAAAAAGACTTTATTTGGTTGGAGGCTTGACAAATACGATGCAGCCAAACATGAGCAATATTCTCAGGATATGTTGGAGGCAAGATTTGTAGATGTTTATCATTCCGTTGTTTTTTTTTATCATGTCTACAGAAATTGGATGGAGGTTTCAAAGGCTTATTTGATAGCGGAGATGGGGAAGCAGGGGGTTACGAACCCAGAAAAGGCGGTAGCCGATTTATTGAATATTATGGATGGCAGTATTGTACCAAAACTGTTGCCGACCACGAAAATATCACAGTTACAGAAGCATATGAATTACCGATAATTCACTATCTTAATACTTTGGCATATTTGAAAGCAGAAAGAGATTTTAAAAAGAATGGATAAATGGAAATAGAAATCTTATATCATACCGATACCACAAAGATGCTCAAAGATTTGGACATGGAATTTAATTGGGATGATCTGGATAGGGTTATGGCATATTTCTGCAATATAGATGTAATCCTGCCATATGTCAGAGATGGTGTTGAGTATACAGAGATTCATGTTGGAAATCATACTTATATCAGCACAGTACCTTATTTGTTGTTAAAGAAAGTTTTAATTCAATTACAATAGCTTTTTTTCATAGCGGTTGGTTTACCCTGTCTTTTTAGGCAGGGTTTTTTTTGCCAGATATTTTCCCAATTTTGGCTCATTTATAAGTGTGAATAGACAACAGGCTGAATTTGTTAGAGAAAGATTTCTGAGCAGGTTTTCAGGTCAATATCAAAAGATTGATCCTGATAAATTCCCTGTGTTGGAGCAGATTCTTTTTGCTGCAGGTTTGGAGTTCAATGATACAGTAAGAAAGAATTTGGAAAAAGCAGGGGCAATAGCATCTGGAGCATTGGCAGATGTATCAGTACCACAGGTTGCGAGAACAGGTGAATTATATCAACTCTCTGTGGGTTATCCTATAGGATCAAAGCAAATGAAATACTTTGATTTTATCAATAAGGGTGTTAAGGGTGTAGGTGGAAAAGATGCAAAACCAAAAAGAAACTCTGGGCAATATACATTTAAAAGCAAAAGACCATCCTATTTTATGGCTAATGCGATTGCCAGATGGTTAGCAAATGCCAGAAAAAAGATTGCTGCAGATAGGGTAGATTTGAGCAAGGTGGCAAAAAAGAATAGGAGTCTTTCCAATATTGTAGATGCTGCAAAAAGTCGAAAGAGTTTGAGTTTTGCGATTGCATCAGCAATTAAAAGAGATGGTATAAGGGCAACATATTATTTTGACAGAGCAGTAAATCAGGTATTTAATAAAGACTTTCAGGAGGCTTTACAGGTAGCTTTGGGAGCAGATATAGTAATACAAATAAGGCAAGAATATGGCAATAACAATAACAGATAGTCCTGCAGCATATGCATCTCTACATGATGATTTGTGGTTTGTTTCAACATCCACAAACTCAGGAACTACTAACTTTAAGTTTATATATGATGTAAGGGTTAATGGAAATATAGTTAGCACAGTAAAGGTTTTTCCTGATCCATCTGGTAGTGTTGGAATTTTTAATGCATCACCAATTGTCAGGGCATACGTTACAAACTACTTTGAGCCTTCTGGAAATTCAATTCTGGTGTCATCTAATGACAAATTAAAGGTCACTTATAATGTGGCTGTAGGCGAGGAGGTGACAGGTACGATCACTCGAAATATGGCATCTGGTGAGTTCAGCAGCTACAATTATTATCCACCATTGTTTGCGGATATTCTTGCAATCAATGATAATACTCCATTGGTACTATCTAACTATTATGATAATCTTTTGATTGAGAATTTTAGTGATGATTGGCTAACAGAAAGAGATACTGATGAAATAGGGATTGAATATGGGGACAATTTTTATGCAACATATTTTAAGAAAACAGGAGGTACATATTCTGCATGGGTTGAGGTTGTTGATTCAGGAGAACAGGTTTTAACTACTGTTAGTGCGAACATTAGTTTAGCAGGAGAGATGAATCTATTTAATTTACAGGCTGCTCATGTTAATGATTGGGCAGGTAGTACAATAATAACTTCATCAACATATGGTTATAATTTCTATCTGAAAAGAGGGGTAGCGGTTTCAAGAGTTTTAAAGATCAGGCAGAAATGCTATCCTAAATATAAGCAATATAACCTGCATTTTCTAAATAGAGTTGGAGGTTGGGACACAATGAAGTTTGCTCTGGTCAATAGGCGAAGCAGCGAGTTTCAGAGGAGTTCATACAGGAGAAATGATTGGCAGCTATCAGGCAACCAGATGAAAAATGTGGATGCTTACAACAGATATAATGAAACATCTTTGAACTATGCAATACAACATAAAGACAGATTCCATTTAATTTCTGATTGGGTTAGTGAGCAGGATTATACATGGTTGGCTCAATTGGTTGCGAGTTCAATATGTTATATTGAGGTACAAGGTGCATATTTCCCTGTGACAATCTCAAGCACTAACTATCAGTATAAGGTGCAGAATGCAGACAAACTATTTAATTTTGAAATAGACATTGAGGTTAGTAAATATTTAAACTCACAGTTTAGATGATATCTACAGAGATTTATATTGAAGATAATAGATTGGATTTAGTTGATGAAATATCAACTGAGTTTCAGTATGCCATTGATGATATACAGGATTTTGGTAGTAAAAATACTTCCTTTTCAAAGACCATCAATATCACAGGTACTGCAAACAATAATAAAATCTTTGGATTTGTATTTGATTTAGGAAATGCAAATATCACAGATAATGATCAGCCTAATGTTGGTTATAACTTTAATGCATCTAAGGTTGCAAACTGCAGAATATTCATTGATAAAATACAGATATTTAAAGGGGTTTTAAGACTCTTAGAGATCGTTAAAGATGGATCAGCTATAGAATATCAATGTGCAGTTTTCGGTGAATTAGGAGGCTTTATTTCAGCTTTAGGAAACAAAAGATTAGAGGACTTGGCAAATGTTTCTGGTGGAGGTTATCCTATTTATAGTGAATATAATGAAGCATGGACTGCAGCAAATATAACAGATCAATCTGTGCCTGTTTCTGGGAGTCCAATTCTTTATGGATTAATTGACATAGGGAATGTTAGTACAGATAAAGTTGATTTTCAATTCAATGCTTTCAGACCTTGTTACAAGGTTAAAGAAATGCTTGAAAAAATAAAAATTCAATCTGGATACACTTGGGATTTTTCATACTTGAGTAATTCCTTATTTGACAGACTTGTAATTCCTACAAATAGAAAGGTTTTATCAAATTCAACCACACAGGCATTTTTAGCAAATGCAGTTGCTGCAACTTATACAACAGATAATTATCCAGATTTTACAGTTGTCACAGCAGGTAACTTTACATTGGTCGGTAATTCATACAGATACAATGGTGCATCAGCCTTACCATGTACAATTATTGCAGAATTATATGGAGAGTTTTTGGATGTACAAATGGATGGCATGGGTAATTATTATGATGTAACTGTGTCAATTAGAGTTAATGGTTTAGAGGTGGCATCAGATACATTCCCTGTTTTATACCTGCCCAGATATTTTAATATTTATAAAGAATATTCTGTAACATTAAATACTAATGATTACATAGATATTTATGTATCATCTGCAGCAACTCAATACTCAATCAGTTCAGGTTATTTGCGAGTAAATACATCAACCGTTACAGATGTACCTATAAATTATGGTGAAACAATTCAATTTGATAAACAGTTGCCTCAGGGTATTTTTCAGAGAGATTTCTTTTTATCAATTTGCAAAATGTTTAATCTTTATGTTTATGATGATCCTGTAGAAGAAAAGAAAATAATTATAAAACCATATATTGATTTTTATAGCGGTGCTACAGAAGATTGGACAAACAAAATTGATAGATCAAAACCAATGAGCATTAAACCAATGAGTGAAATCAATGCTCGTTATTATCAATTTAAGTTTAAGCAGGACAATGATTTGTACAATGAAAATTATAGAAAGAAATATGCAGAGGGTTACGGTGATAGGATATTTGATACTGAATTTGATTTTGTTAAAGATACTGACACAACTGAGGTGATATTTAGTGGGAGTCCACTTTATCAGGCTACTGGAACAGATAAAATTTATCCTGCTATTTATAAAGTTGGATCAGGTGGAGTTGAGGAATCAATGGATTTTAACATTAGGATTTTTCAGGCAAGATATATAAATGGAAGGACAAGTTATAAAATTAAAAATGGAAATAATAACGTATTAAGTAACGTAACTACTTATACTTACGTTGGGCATCTTGACAATCCATTTAATCCAACTAATGACATAAATTTTGGAGCACCAAAAGAGATTTTCTTTAGAGCAACTACATATCCAACTACTAATCTATTCAATGCATACTATTCAGATTATATGTCTGAGATAACAGACAAAGACAGTAAGCTATTAACCTGCAATGTTTTATTAAATACAATGGATATTTATAATCTTGACTTTGGAAAATTAGTCTGGATAGATGGTGTTCTTTTTAGAATTAATACAATAGAAGGTTATAACCCTATGGATTATACAACAACAAAAGTTTCTTTATTAAAAGCAATTGAAAAAACATTCTAATGGCTGAACAATTAAATTTAAATATAAATGTTGGCGGTAATGCCACAGAGAGTGTAGGAAGTTTAAAAAAACAATTGCGAGATGCAACTGCACAGGTAGCTTTATTATCTGAAAAATTTGGTGCAACATCTGTAGAGGCAGCAGCAGCAGCAAAAAGAGCGGCAGAATTAAGAGATAGAATTGGAGATGCTCAGTTGTTAACTCAGGCATTTAACCCAGATCAAAAGTTTAAAGCATTAGCAAATGCACTTTCTGGTGTTGCAGGTGGATTTTCTGCAGTACAGGGTGCAATCGGTTTATTTGGTATTGAATCAAAAGAGGTTGAGCAACAATTGTTAAAGGTTCAATCTGCTCTTGCATTATCACAGGGACTCAATGCAATAGGTGATAGCATAGATGCATTTAAAGCACTGAAAACTCAGATAGTTGTTGAGGTTATTCCTGCGATAAAAGCATTAGGAACTGCTGCACAGGTAGGAATCGGGTTACTTGTTACTGCTGTTGTTGGTGCTATTGTTGCATGGAAAGAATATATAGACACACAGGAGCAGGTACAAAAAGCAGCAGAGGAAACAAATAAAGCACTTGAGAAAGGCTCTAAAACACAATTAGAGGGTGAGTTGGCTGCAATTGATAGAGAATCAAAATTGCAGATTGCAAGATTAAAAGGTAAAAAAGATAATGAAAGGGCAATATTTGAAGAGGAGCAATTAGCGAGAAAATTAAGAATTAATGCATTAGAAAGATTTTATGAACAGCAAAAAAATAAAGATGGAGAGGCTGCTCAAAAAGCATTAAATGATATTTTAAATTTACAAAATGAAATAAAGATTGCTGAAATAACTTTCAATAATGAACAGGCAGCAAGAGAAGATGAAAAAAATAGGGTATTAAAAGAAAAAAGAGATAAAAGAGCAAAAGATGAATATGATGCTTTTGTAAATCATGTTAATACATTAAAGAGTCAATCAGATGCTGAAATTGAATTACAAAAGTTTTTGATTGATGAAAAGAAAAAGAAAGATCAGGAATATTTTGATTGGCAAGTTACACAGGCTCAAAAAGCATATGATCAAACTGAGGCTGAGGTTGAATTACAAAAGTTTCTTTATGAAAAAGATGTTGAAGCAAAAAGATATGCGGAAGATGTTAAACTGCAAATTGTTTCAAATGCAATACAATCGTTAGGTTTTTTATTTGATAGAGGTAGTGCTATGGCTAAGGCTGCTGCATTAGCAGGTATTGGAATTGATACTGCACAAGGAATGATAAAAGGTTATAGAATTGCTCAAGAGGGTGCTGCTGCAGGTGGTCCTGCTGCTCCATTTTTGATGCCATTATATTATTCTCAACAATTACTTGCATTATTTAGTGCTGTTGCAAAAGCTAAACAAGTTTTGGCTGCACCAAAAGGTGGTGGTTCATTTAGCTTTCCAACTCCAACAGGACCTGCACCATTAGCACCAATGCAGCCAACAGCAAATTTGACTGCATTAAATCAGGAAACAATCAATGCTCTTGGAAATCAGGCAATTAGAGCATATGTTATAGAAACTGATATGACTACAAATCAACAAAGAATACAGGCAATTAGACAAAGAGCAAGATTTGGTTAAGCAGTTAAATTTAAAAATTACTTACATTTATAGATATGAATTTACCAATATTTGAATTAATGATCAATGAGGACATCAATGATGATGCAGAGGTGAACTTTGTGGCATTAGTTGACAGACCTGCGATCCAAAGAAATTGGAATGCATTTAAAGAAAAATATAAATTTGAAATTGTATCTGAGGAAAAGCGTATTATTTCTGGTCCTCTCATGTTGGCTGACACTCCAATTTTTAGGAGTGATGTTACTCATGGTGATTACTATGTTATGTTTAGTAAAGACACTATTTTCAAAATTGCTCAGAAGTTTTTCAAAAAAGGCTATCAGGCAAATGTAAATCTAATGCATGATCCATCACAGAAAGTTGATGGAGTTGTTATGTTCGAGAGTTTTATATCTGATAAAGATAGGGGCATATTGCCAATGAAGGGTTTTGAAGATTCCCCAGATGGTTCATGGTTTGGTAGTTTTAAGGTTGAAGATGATGCAACTTGGGAAAAAGTTAAAAATGGTGATGTCAGAGGTTTTTCTGTTGAGGGTATTTTCGAATATGGGAAGGCTCAAAAGAAAAGCAAGGAAGAGGAAATGATGGAAATGATTTACAGGATTCTTGAGGAGGTTGAAATGGGCGGTGAAGGTAGTGGATGCAAGGGTGATAATTGTGGTAGACCTAAAGGAAGCGGAAGCGGTACAGAAAGTGGAGCACCAAAAGTAAATTATTCTGATCCAAAGATTTTAAAAGAATCAGTTGATAAAATATTGTCTGAGCCTCCTAAATATGGAACTCAGGAAATATTTTCTAAAGATGGAGTTTACACAGATGAAAGACAGGGTTTACATAAAGAGGTTATTAATGATTATTTAAAAAATGGTAGTACAAATACAGGTACTTCGTATTTCATGGGCGGTGCTCCTGCAACAGGTAAAAGTTCAATCATAAATTCAGGGGATGTGACTTTGCCTAAGGGGATTATGGTTGTTGATGCAGATGCTATTAAAGCTAAAATCCCAGAATACGGAGAGATGATCAACAGGGGTGAAGGTCAAGCTGCAGCAAGAGTACATGAAGAGAGTTCAACATTATCAAAAGCAATAACTGCAACTGCTGCAAAAAGAGGTTATGATATCGTAAACGATGGAGTTGGAGATGGTAAATATGAATCTATAGTAAAAAAGGTTGAAGAGCAGAGAGAAGCAGGAAAAAGAGTTGTTGCAAATTATGTAACTACAGATACTGAAACATCTTTACAAAGAGCAAGACAAAGAGGAGAAAGAACAGGAAGAGTTGTACCTGAGGAATATATAAAAAGTATGCACAGGGAAATTTCAAACTTAGTGCCTAAGTTGGCTCAAAATAAAGTATTTGATGAACTAAGACTTTACGATAATAACGGATCAAAACCGAAATTAATATTTGAACAAAAAGGCGATAAAATCACAATACATGATCAGACCGCCTATAAAAAGTTTTTAGCAAAACAGAAAGGTTAATTACATCTGTGGTATGTCAACCACTTTGCCAGACTTCATCAGTTCTTGAATCTCTTTGAGAAGTTGAATCTCTGATTCGTTTTGAGGCTCAGCACCACCAATGAGTTCAAGAACCCTTTTTTCTGGTTCTGAGATGTTGCTTGAAACTTTGCCATCGTATACTATATCTTCTTTCATATTTGTAATTTACAATAATAAATGCAGTTTTCAAAATCTTTTATCAGGCATACCAACTGCAGTAATTTTCTTCACCTTCTTTGTGTTTCATCAGAGAACCGATAACATCACCCATTGAAATGTGATAGCTTATCTCTCCATTCCAACCCACACTTGGCACAATTCTTTTCACAAAAGGCTCACCACAGAAACCATTAATTTCTGGTTTAAACAACCCAGAAGCCCATAAACTTTCACTTACCATAACTTTTCCGATCTTTCTCAGGATGGCTGATTTACCTTTGAAACCAACGATCTGATAGTATCTCAAGTTAGTCTGTTCATAACCCCAACTTTCATACAGAACCTGTCCAACATAAAACCCATGATCAAAACTCTGAGCAGCCTCTTTTTTCTTTCTCTTCATTTCCTCTCTTCTCTCCTGAATCTTCTCAAGATTAGCGACATAACTCTCAAGATAACTGATCATGTTTTCCTGATTTCTGAACCTGTAGTAAAACTCAGGTTTTTTGAATCTTGCTTTGCTGACAATCTTTTCAGCCTTAGCGAGGAACTGTCTTGAACTCTCAATTCTTTCCTCAATAACGAGGGAGAGGTTTTGTTTTTCGAATCTTTCAATTAACTGTTTCATAATAAGTGGTTTTAATTACAGATCAAATATATAAACTTTTCTTTAATTTCCAAAATATTTTTGTGGTTTTTTTTAATATTCTTTTGGTGAATTTAATATCTGAGAAACAATCTCAAAAACACTTGGCACTCTTTCTAACTCATCTAATTCATCTGATAATTGATTCCATAAATTACCATTTGGAAAGTTGTTTTCAACTTCAAAATTCATTTGTTCTTTGAGTTCTTTAACTCTGTTTTCTTTGTTATTCATATTAGTGGTTTTTATAATATCTCTTTTGGTAATACTTCCTGTTATCTAAGTGAAAGAGAGAAGCACCGATCAAAGCGAGGAAAAAACAAACGTAAATCATAATCTCAAATTGTACAGTAAAGATATAAACTAAAGTTTATAATTCCAAATATTTATAAAGTTTTTTTTAAATTATTATTGTAACAATGTTGCAAAAAATAATAATTAAACTTTAAGTGATAAATAGTCAATGTTTTACGGATTTAAAATAAAATGTATGAACGCAAAAGAAGCAATCATGAAAATTAGGGCACTCTTTGAAGAGGCGTCCAATATTCAGGAGGCTCAAGTTGAAGAGGCAAAACAAGAGTTTGCTGAATATCAACTTGCAGATGGCACTAAAGTTATGATTTCATCAATGGAAGTTGGTGGCGAAGTTAAACTTGAAGATGGCTCATTTGCTCCTGATGGTGATCATCAACTTGCTGATGGCTCACAAATCTCTGTTCTGGATGGCAAAATTGTTGAAATCAAAGTTGCTGAAAAACCAGAGGAAGATATGCCAGAGGTAGAAGTTGAAGCAAAGAAAGACAAAAAAATGGAGGAAATGGCTGCAGAATTTGCTGCAAAAATTTCTGAGATGAACGGATTAATTGAAGCCTTGAATGAAAAAATATCTTCTATTGAAGATAAATCAAAGCAAGGTTTTTCTCAGGTAGTTGATTTGATTGAAGAGGTTACAAAAATGCCTCAGGCTGATCCAATTGAAAAGCCACAATCTTTCAAATTTGAAGCTACAAAAGACATTAAGTTCGAAAGACTTAATAAATACAGACACGCAATTTTAAACTCTAAAAATTAAAACAAAATGGCATTTAACGTTTCTGCATTGGCAGATTACACAGAACAAAACGAAGCATTACTTGTAACTTCAAGTGTGCTTGGTGCTAAAACTGCATCTTTGATTAAGAGTGCAGGTAACGTGATGGTAGGTGTTAAATCATCTGAAACCATCAATATTATGGATACTGATGCAATTTTCCAAAGCGGTTCAAGCTGTGGATTTACTGCATCTGGTTCAACAACTTTCACACAAAGAACTGTGACTGTTGGTAAAATTAAAGTTAATGAAGCTCTTTGCCCTAAAGATTTGGAAGCAAAGTATCTTCAAAAAGCATTGCCTACAGGTTCAATGTATGACAGCATTCCATTCGAACAAGAGTTTTCTGAAAAGAAAGCTAAGAGAATTGCTGCTCAACTTGAAACTGCTATTTGGCAAGGTGACACAGATTCAGTTAACGTAAACCTAAATAAATTTGATGGTTTGGTTAAGTTGATCGGTGCTGCATCTGGTGTTGTTGCTGCGAATGCATCAACTTACATTTCTGGTGCTCCTTTGTCAAGCATTACTGCTGCTAACGTAATTAGCATTTTTGATGGTATCTACAAAGCAATCCCTGCTCAAGTTGTAGCTGCTGATGATATGACTATCTTCTGCGGTCAGGATTTGTTCAGAACTTACACAATTGCATTGAAAAACGAAAATATGTTCCACTACACAGTTGATGCAAAGGCTGATAGTGAGTTCGTATTGCCGGGTACTTCAATAAAAGTTGTTGCTGTTGCAGGTTTGAATGGTACAAACAAGGCATATGCTCTTAGATTGAGCAACTTGTTCTTGGGAACAGACCTTTTGAATGAAGAGGAAAAATTTGAAATCTTCTATGCAAAAGAAGCTGATCAAGTACGTTTCGTATCTGAGTTCAAAATGGGTGTGAACATTGCATTCCCAGATGAGATTGTGAAGTTTATCCTTGCATAATTAACAGGGCAGCCTAAAAACTGCCCTATTTTAAATAAATAAAACTTAATCAAATGGCTTGTGCTCTAACACAAGGTTACACATTAGATTGTAAAGATTCATTAGGTGGCATAGTTGAAGTTTACTTCATGGCATCTCAAGATGTAGCATCTTATACTGTTTCAGGTGGTGTTATTACAGCACTCACCAAAGATGCAGGAAAAAGATTCTACAAATATGAGTTGGTAAAAGGTACATCAAATTTTGTTGAGAATATAAATGCATCTGTTGAAAACGGAACTATATTTTATCAACAAGAATTGACAGTTGTTTTGAATAAACTTCAAGTAAATACAAGAAATGAAATCTTGTTACTTGCTAAGAATCTTTTGGTCGCTGTAGCCAAAGATAACAATGATAAATATTGGTACTTAGGATTGACAAGAGGACTTGACATCACAGCAGGTTCATCTCAATCAGGTACTGCAGAAGGTGATAGAAGTGGTTATACACTTACTTTCACAGGAAAAGAACCACAACTTGCTCCTGAGGTAAGCTCTACAGTTGCAGGTCAACTTCAAACTGCAGGTTCATAATATATATAGATTCTAAGTCTTAATGCTCTACCTTTTTAGGTGGGGCATTTTTTTTGTTAATATCCAACCTTTTCTGCATTTATAGTTGATGATACAATTAACAAAGGGACAGACTCAGTATATATATTTAACTTTAACTGAGAAACAGTTATTGTCAGCTCCTAATTATTTGTTCATATTTACTAACAGGAGTTCAAATCTTGAGGTTAAATTTGTATTGCTTAATGCTGCAGATGTGAGTCAATATAAAGACAGATATAATAAATTTTCAATTGTCACAAATACTTATTTTGGCAGCAGCCTTAATGGTCAATGGACATATGATGTATATGAGCAGACAAGCACATCAAATACAAATCCTGCAGGATTAAATAAATTGGAAAGTGGAATAATGATGTTAAATCAGGCATCTACAGTATATACTGAGTATGCAACTACAGACACTTATAAAATTAGAGAATGATAAGTAATCAGAACATAGGAAACTACGTTTTAGTACAATTTGCAGAGGCTAAACAACCTGAGTACAGGGAAAAGAAAGGTGAAGGTTATATGCAGTATGGGGATAGAAATGATTATCCAACATATCTGGTAGAACTTTTCAATAAGTCTGCAAAACACAATGCAATTGTAAGAAATAAAGTTCACTACATTATCGGAAACGGATGGGTAGGAAGTGAGCAAAGTCAGCCTTTCATTGACAGTCCAAACAGGAGTGAAAGTCTGGATGATCTTTCCAGAAAGGTAAGTTTAGATATGGAATTGTTTGGAGGTGCATATTTAGAGGTAATCTGGGGAATTGGGAAGGTTTCTGAAATTTGGCATTGTGATTATACTAAATTTAGAACAAATAAAGATAATACTCAGTTCTGGTATAAAGAAGATTGGAAAGATAGTAAGGAAAAATATGAAGTTTATCCTGCCTTTAATCCTAAGAATCCACAAGGCAAACAAATCCTTTATTTAAAGGAATACAGACCAAATGGCGGTGTTTATTCCCTGCCTTCTTACTTTGGTGCTCTTAATTATATTGAGTCTGATATTGAGGTTTCTAAGCACGTTTTAGGCAATGCCAAAACAGGATTTAGTGCAAGTAAGTTGATTACCCTGCCTAATGGTGAGCCTTCACCTGAGGAGCAGAGAGTTGTACACAATAAGTTTAAGAATACTTATACAGGTGCTGATGGTATAAAATATATGTTGGCATTTGTAAACGATGCATCCAGAAAACCAATAGTTGATGATTTGGGGCAGTCTGATTTGACAAAAGAAGATTTCAGCAGAGTTGATGAATTGATTCAGACTAATATTTTTAGCGGTCATCAGGTAACAACTCCATCAATTTTTGGTATTGCTCAACCGGGTAAATTGGGAACGAGGACTGAAATGAGAGATGGTTATGAAATCTTCAAAAATACTTACGTTAATGGTAAGCAAATGTTTTTGGAGGCTGCATTTAATATGTTATCAGGTTATGCAGGATATCCAGAAGATTTAAAACTCTTAGCAACTGAACCTGTAGGCATTGAATTTAGTGAGGCTACTATTGTACAAGTTGCACCAAAAGAGTGGATCATTGAGAAACTTGGCATTGATATGAGTAAATATCAGCAGCCTGAGCAACCTGTTGAGCAACCTGCACAAAATTTTGCTGATCAGTTTCAGGTGTTTTTCGAATTTGGTCAAGATAAAAGCGAATTTAATATCTGGAAAACCAAACATCTTTTTGGTGATGTTGAGTTGTTTGCTGATGTAACGCAATTACAATCTAATGTTTTGGATTTAATTGCTAAGGACAAAAGAATAACTCCAGAAGTTATTGCAGATACATTAAAAGAAGATATTGATGCAGTAAAAAGAGTGATTGATTCTCTTAATAAAAAAGGCTTTTTAAATATTAAAGAGTCTGTAATTGGAGAGGGAATTGATTCAAATATAATTGTTGAAAGAACATTGACTGAGCCATTGTCTGAGATCGTAAAAAAAATCAGACCTGAAACAACAGAGTTTTTGATCAGATATTCTTACGAGTGGAAAAAAGGAATTCCTACAAATCAAAGAGATACAATTGCTCATCCTTCAAGAGAATTTTGTAAATATCTAATGGAGGCAAATAAAATGTATTCCAGAAGTGAGATTGAGCAAATGAGTGCGAGATTAGGATATTCTGTGTGGGATAGAAGGGGAGGTTGGTGGACACAGCCTAATGGCAGTCATTCACCATCTTGCAGACATGAATGGGTTTCTAACATTGTAACAAGAAAATAAAATGAGTTTAAACATACTTTTTATATCGGTTGATACGATCAAAGACAGAACAGGACTGCATAACAATGTAGATGAAAAATTAATCCTTCCAGAAATCAAAGCTGCTCAGGATATTTACATACTACCTGCACTTGGCTCTGGGCTTTATAATAGATTACAGGAAGGCATACAAAACAACAATCTCACTCAGCAGGAAATAACCCTGATTAATGATTACATTGTTGATACACTTGTAAACTTTGTACTTAGTGAATTACCACAGGGATTGAGCTTCCAATACTATAACAAAGGGCTGCTTAGAAAGACAGGTGAGAATTTTGAATCACCTTCTATGCAGGACATGATTGATGTTGCAAACAGATATAAAGGCAGAGCAGAATATTATAAACAAAGATTGATAAAGTATTTGAAAGAACAATCATCAAAAGGAAACTTTCCTCTTTACCTCAATCCCGGTTCTGGTATTGATGTTGTAAGACCTGAGCATGATGGTTATAATTCAACTATTTATCTTGGTGATGATACCTGCTGCGGAGGGAAAAAATATTATAAAGATTTTAAATACATATATCAGGGCGATAATCCACCATGCTGTTATGAGTAAACAAGCAAACTTAAAAAACCAAAAGAAATTGCAGATTTATCTGAAGAAACATGGCAACAACACTAACACTAAACCAAACGATAAAGGCTCTGACAGATTACGGAAACAACCACGCACAAATTAACTTTGTTTATTTTGGTGAGGTTTATAATCGTTTGAGTCAAGAAGATGTGACATATCCTGCCATGTTTATAACTCTCGAAAGTTCAAACATTCTTGCAAAGCAAATTGAGTTCAGATTCAGTCTTTATTTTATGGACAGGCAATTGCAGGAAACAGAAGGTCAGGAGGTATTATCTGATATGACTCAGGTTTGCGGTGATATTATTGCCCAATTAAGAAATAACTCAAACATTTGGGATGCTCCTGATAATATTCCTTTGGAATATTTTGTTGAGGGTGATCCAGATTATTTGGCAGGTGTTAGAGCTGATGTTACTTTAACTTTACCATTAATTAATGACAGATGTCAAGTCCCAACTAAATAACTATGGAGTCTAAAAAAATAAATCAGTTAGCGACAAATGTAAATCCACAAACAAGTGATTTAACTACCATTGGTGATCCAATCACAGGTCAGTTAAAGAAAATCACATGGTTGCAGGTTGCTCATTTAATTGGTGCTCAGGCATCAGTTACATTGCAGCAGGTTACAGATAACGGAAATACAACAACTGATCCAATAACTACAGGCGGTTTAACTTTAACGAATATAGGAACAGGAGTTGTTAGATCAACAAATGGTGAGGTTGTAGGTACT